CGGTGAGGGTGGTATCGAGGAGGGCGGCTTTCATCTGTGCGGAAAAGTCGGTTAGGAATCCGCTCTGGCCGTCGTAGGGGTTGTAGCTGACGTTTCCGCTGCTTGGGGCTGCGTCTGCGCTGTGCTGCGCGACGTACCAAGGCGAGCCGCTCTTATTCAGCCATTGCCGGATGTTGGAAAGGGCGTAGCGGTTGTTGCCGTAGCTTCTGCGGTTGCTGTCGCTGTTGCCGCTCTCTTTTGCGTCGAATGCTGCAATCTTGAGGATGTTCGCCGCGATGAGGGTGACGGAGTTGGCCGGGTAGCCGCTGTGGTTCTTGTCGGCTACCTGCCAGATGATGGGGCTCCCGTAGTAGGTCGTGCCGGTGTCCTTGACCTTCGCGCCTACGGGGAGGCTGCTGATTGCTTTAGACATGGTCTGTGTCGCTCCTTTCAAATATCGAGTTGTAGAGACGGTCGTACTTCTCGATGAGGGCGCGGCAATCGCCGTGGGAAGCGTGTGCCCGCCAGCTTTGGTAGCTTTCGGTTATCTTCTCTCTGGTGATGGCCCCGCTCTCGTACATGACCTTGTACTTGCGGAGTTTCCGCTTCATGCGCTCCCGGCTGGCCTTGCGCAGCTTTCTCACTACCTTGCCGGTGTCCGTGAGGTAGCTGTGGAAGCCGAGGAAATCAAGCCCGTTCCGAAGCGGGAATATCTGCGTTTTCTGGTTCAGCTCAAGCCCTCTGGCGGCGAGGTGCTCCTCGATTTCCTTCCATGCTGCGCGTAGGGTGTCTTTGTCCTCGTGGATGAGGAAAAAGTCGTCCATGTAGCGGCCGTAGTAGCGGATGCGGAGTTTCTCTTTCACGAGGTGGTCGAGCTTGTTGAGGTAAAGCAGCGCGTATATTTGGCTGCTCTGGTTCCCGATTGGGATGCCGACGTCTCCGGGCGTGCTGTCTATGATGGCGTCCGACAGGGCGAGGCTGCGCTCGTCATGAAGCAGCTCGCGGACATCCTGCTTTAGAACGTCGTGCCGGATGCTGGAAAAGTAGTGCCGCACGTCGGCCTTGAGTACCCATCCGTATGCGGAGCCGTGTCGCCGGTAATACTCCCGCATGAAGCCGGAAAGGCGGTCGAGGCCGAAATGGGTTCCTTTTCCTATCTGGCTGCCGTAATTGTCGAGAATGAACGGCCGCGAGAGGGCGTCGTAAAGGACGTTATCGCAAAAGGCGTGCTGCACGATTTTGTCCTTGAAACTGTTGGTCTGGATGAGGCGTTTCTTTGGCTCGAATACGTAAAATTCCCGGTAATCGCCGGGCTTGTAGGTGCCCTCGCTCAATTCGTTTTGCAGATAGGCGACGGCCTCGAGTGCGTTCAGCTCTATCTTGGCGACGGTGTTCTTCCATCGCTTTCCCCGGCGCGAGGCCCGGTAGGCTTTGTAAAGGTTCCCGAAGTCGCAAACCTCATCGAAATTCTGCTTGCGGTCTTGCTCCACGTAAACCTCCCTCCAAACACCGCGATAGCCCCGGGGCCCTCTGGGTATGGTTGGGCTCCGGGGCGTCGGTGTCATGTGTTTGTCCTCGGCGTTGCGCCTTTGGACGGGATATTCATTCCTTTGATGGGTGGGCCTCTGCTTTCGGCCGCCGGAACGGCGGTCTACTTGGTCGCGGTGTTCCACCAGAGCCGGGCGCACGCCGTTGTTGCCGTTGTACGCGTTGTTGTTGTTGCTGCTCCCGTCCGTGTTCACGTTGCGCACGTTGTTCGAGTTCGACGAGTACGGGGAGCGAACAAAGCTCACAAAGGCTGGCGATGCACGTACAATGAATACCCCAATGAAACGAGGCTATCCCTTGGGGCTAAACCGCGTTGCATCCTTCTTTTTCCATGATGCGGTGAGGTTTTTAACGTCGAGTATCTTCTTCGTCCAGTCCTCGCACCTTCGTATGTCGATGTAGCCCCGTTCGAGGGCGATGTCGAGGAGGTTCAGAAGTACCTTGCATTTTGTGAGGGCCTCCTGCTGCAATCCGGCCCGCTTGGCCGCTTCCTCCGGGCTGCGCGGGTATATCTCGTTGGCCTCTATAAGGTCTTGGAGAATGTCGAGTGCTGCCGTTTCCATCCGCTGCGAAAGTGTGAAACGGACGCTTTTCGGAAACACCTTATTGCTGGCCCACATGGTATGGTTCACAAGGTCTTTGGCCTTGCTTATGGCGGTGAGTTCGCCGGGCTTGCCGTTCGTAGCAGACACCTCCTTTCGGCGAGGGCGTCGAGCTCCTCTTGGCTGATGCCCTCCACTTCGAGTACGCCTTTCTTCACTGTGATGCTCACCTGCCTGCCGTCTATGCTGGTGCCGGTGAGATACAGCCCGTCATGCCGCCTGCACGGGCAGGGCGTCTCCAATTCGGAAATGAGGTGCGGTATGAGACAGGCGGCGGTCTCCTCCGTGCAGAGAACCGCCGCCGTCATGCCTCGATGAGCCTCGCTGTCTGGTTCCACACGCCGTCAATGATGGTGACGTTGGAAAGGGTTGCGAAGTCCGCGCTGAACGTGATGCCGCCGGGCATATCCCCGCTGATGAGGTCGGAAAGAAGGTCGATTTCGTCCCCGTAGTCGTCGAGGATTTCTTGCAGGCCGGCGATGTCGGAAATTTCGTGCCCGTGGCCGATGAGCGCGTAGTTGGCGAGGTCTGCCATCGTGGCGAAGGCGTCCGGGTTGATGATGGCGGTGACGATGCTGACGCTCGAGACAATGGTAACGAGCGTGAAGGTCGCCAGCTTGTTCACGGCGTCGCCGTCCGGGCGTATCCATTCCGGGTGTTCCTGCAGGGAGAGGTAGGTGTAGAGGATTTCTCCTTCGTCCGGGTCTGTGGCCCAGAGGCCAAGCTCCGTAGCGTTGAAGCCGGTCTCGACGCCGACACTGCTGACCTGCGCGACGATGGAGACTTCTCCGTTGTTGCTGTTGGCGATGGAGGCAATCATGCCGTCCATAACTTCGTGCCCGAGGTCTGTCATGCTGTCCGGGCTGCTGCCCGAAGGAATGCTCCCGTCGCCGACGCTGACGCGGGTGAATTGCAGTCCCTCCCCCGAGGCCATGAGCTTGGCGATGAGGTCGTTCCCTTTTTGGGTGAGGTAGCTGCCGTCGTTGTAGCCGATTTCTGGCATTGTGCTGTTCCTCCTGTCTGTTTAATATGCTGGCCGGATTGTGATGTGGGCCAGTTCGTAGGCGTAGCTGTTGAGGTAGACGGTGTTGCTGGCCCTGCGGTTGATGACCGGGGGCCTTATCGTCATTCTCGACGAGATGGCTGCCCCGGTATTGAGGTAGAGCGTCGCTTCGTTCCGCCGGTAGGTGCGGAGGAAAAGCCTCATCCCGACGCCCGCTGCGACGATGCGCTTCATGACGCCGGCGATGAGCTCCGCCGTGTCAATCTTCTCGGCTTCGAGGTCTGCTTCGTCAACATATATCCACACCTTCGCGGGGAAAACTTCGTCGAGGTCTACTTGCTCCGGCTCGATGTCGAAAAGGGTCGCCGCCGCATTGATGACGGTCTCGATGTCGCCGCCGGAGAGGAGGCTTATCATCTTGACCTTAATCAGCAGGCGGTAGAAGGCGTCAGGAGCCCCGTCTCGGGCTACGCCGAAGTTCTCCCCGTAGCGGTCTAATACCGCGCCCTGCGCGTTGTCAAGGTCGTCCCAGAGGAGTATCTTGTCGCTCTGGTCGTGGACAAGCTCAAGGCCCCACGCAAGGGTGTTGAACAGCCGTCCGATGTTGGTCTCGAGGGGGAGGCTGCTGTATGCGTTCCTCACGTCGTCCCGGTTGTACGCGCCGGTGAGCATATCAAGCATTGTGTGTAGGTAGCCGTGGCTCATGAGACGCTCACCTTCGCTTTCTCGGTGTATGCCTTCTCTCTGGTGTCTACCTCGATGTTGTAGGTGCCGTAGTCGCTGCCGTCCGGGCTGGTCTGGAGGGTGAAGTCGAGGACGCCGGGGATGGTGTAGATGACCTCCGGGAGCCGGTTGTAATACA